ATGAGGCACATTTTGGCGTTAAAGCGCTTGCCACGCCGCAGTATTTCTCTTAGCGTAACATCCGAGTAACCATCTTGCGTAGCAAAGATGTCACGAACAAAAATATAACCATTTAGTTGACTAAGGATAATGGCGACTGTCTCGTCTTTACCTCGACCCGACGGGTCAACAGCGATAATCGTCTCGCCGTACGGTACATACTCGCCCGTCGATTTTGGTCTATGCCATCTGTCACCAGGCAAAGCAACAGCAGGAAGATCAAGAACAGTCTCCTTGTCGGCACCCCATACAATGTCACTGGGGCCTTTTTCCAAATCAAGGGGAAGCACCGAGAAGTCACTGAGCTTAAGAGGGAACTTAAGGGCATCACTCAAGCTGGTGTCCAGCATGAATTGTAATTGAAAATTTGAACGCGACATACTCTGTTCGCGTTCCATCAAATTTATTTCTGAGAAGCGTGTGTCGGTGGGTAACCACTTAACAGCCTCTAACCCTTTTGTTTCTATGTCATGATCTAGCTGTGGAGCAAGAACACCCTCGTAACCGACCATATCTTTGGGGTAACGAGCAGGCCACACAAAGGGTTTGTAATTACGTTCTCGTAAGGTACGATAGATCGTAAACGTAGTTTGAGGGGTTCCTAGGAAAATAATTCGACTGCTATCCTTTGGTGTCAGAACCGATTCACCTTCGGTAACTAACTGTAAAAGCTTTTCTCTTTGGAAGTCAGAGCTAGAGTTAGCAGGAACTTCCACGTCATCAAATACTAGAACGTCAGCCCTAGAACCAGTCAGCTGACCCGTAATGCCGACTGACTTTACGGAAGGAGCCTGAGCCGGTCTACAACCTGCAACATCGAACGATATACGAGACCAACGCTGGTCATCATCCACAGGACGGAGATGAGCAAGCCAATCAAACTCCAGGATACATTTTTGGCAGAAGATAGTGAAGTCGTCAGCTCTCTGCTTAGACGCAGATACAACAAGGATTTTTTTATCACGGTCATTCCATAGCGTCCATAGAACGAACGCTGCGGAGATCCAGCTTTTACCAAGTCCACGGAAGGCTTGGATTTGCAAACGCTTTGGTCCATTTTGTAAGTGATCAGCAATGGCAAGCTGTGCGCGGGTAGGACAAGGCAGGTCGAGCGATTTCCATACCGCAGTTAGGAACAAAGGAAAACTAGCCCCTAAACGGGCCTCTGGGGTCTGATTGTTAGGCATTGGATACAGAGTACCTATTAAATAAAAAGGGGGCCTTGTAGGACCCCCTAGACGCCTCTAAGAGCATTTCCAACGACGCAGAGCCAGTGCTTTGCGTGTTGGCTTACCGCTTGGTTTTTTCATTGGTCCCTTGACGCCCTTCATGCGAGCGCAGAATGAGTTCTTACGGGAACCACCACCAGGCTGTGGCGCTTTAAGATTAGAGCCAGTTGCTCGGTTGTAACGAGCACGCCCTTTTGCGGTAAGGCCACCCTTACGGCTTTTTTCTCCACGTTTTAGAGAAAGGCTGGGTGTCTTACGGCGTTTTTTCATTTCTTGTAGCCCTTACCTTTTTTCTTGCACCGACCGGCTTTTTTGCAAGACATAGGGGAAGTGCAAGACTTACAAAGTTTCATAATTACTTAGTGGTGTATTTTTTACCTTTGAACATAAAGGTTTTTTTGCCGGATTTTTTAGCAGCGGCATATGCTTTATCGAAGGCTTGAGCAACGGTGCCCACCTTTTTAGGTCCAACTTTCTTGGGTCCAACTTTTAGGCGACTACGAACAGTACCGTCTTTGTCACGGGTATTGTACTTGTTGACAGAAGACTCAAGCTTGGCCTGGCGAGCAGCAGCTGCACGAGCACCAGGGCCACTCATAGTGGCGTCAGCAGCAGGACGAGCCCGCAGGGTTTCGTATGCTACACCAGCAGGAGTAATAGCACGACCACCGCGAGCAAGACGAGCAGCCACACCAGCAGCTCGGGTTCCTCCACGAATAGCCCTAGAGGGCGCCTCGCGTCCAGCAGCAGGGCGAGACCCACGATAGCTACCAGTACCACGACGGACGGTGCGACGACGACCGAAGGCGCTAGGAGTACCGCCAGGAGGACGATTAGAGCTTGTAGCTTGACGGCTGCCAATAACTCCGCTAACACGGCGATTCGGCCCTTGGACAGGAGCCTGCCGAGGACCTTGTGCGCCACGAGGAGGACCTGATACGGAGCGAGTTTTTACACCGGTACCCCTCTTTGCATTACGAGTTTTAGACACGGTGTTTGCCACACGCTTGCTTTTGGTAGTGGCAGTTTTGGTACCGGACTTAGTACCACGTTGAAGACGGGCCTTGGTGCCAGTCTTTTGAGTGCGTTCACGCATTGCTTTTGCTGCACGAGCCCGTTGTTGAGCGCGTTGTTTGCGCTGTGCAGCAGTGGATTTATAGCGAGCCATCAGCGAGAAGCCAGACCCATGGAGGTGCTGGTGGTAGCGCTAGAAGTAGCGATGGCAGTGTTGATCAGATCAATCAGATCAGCCACGGTGTAGTCGCCAGTAGCAGCGTTAGCAGCAGCCTGGGTCAGACCAGTCAGGGTAGCAGCAGTTACCTTGTTAGGACCAGCCAGGTGAACGCCTTTGATTGCTTTTTTGTTGATAAATTGACGGGCTCCGGTCAGATCACCGTAAGCAGAACCGCCTGCAGGGTTAGTAGCCATGATTAAACAGTTGTCCAGGAAAGAACTTTGAAGAAATTTTCAGTCGAAAAAGATTCTTGACCGACCCACCAGCTAAGCCAGTGGGACGATCCTTTGCTTTGATTGCATTTCATACAAGCGCACACTACATTGTTTGTAATGTCGTGACCTCCTTTTGCTTTAGGACGAACGTGATCCAGGGTTAGACAGTCTGTGGAGCCACAATAGACACACCGGTTACCCCAGTGGTCTTTGATTGCAGCACGCCACATACGTTTCGCTTCAGCAGAAGTCATAGCTTGAAGGAAGTAAAGGTATTCGGAAGGGGCTTTGAGAGGCATAATGCTCTACGGTGGTTTACTTCTTAGCTTTTTTTCCTCGCTTTTTGGGGAATCCAGCTTTCATGTTGGCATAAGCCTTAGCCGTAATAGTAGACTTAGACTTAGGCCGCGATTTGCCGGCTTTTTTTCGCTTGTTGATGTTGCAATACAGGCCGCATTTTGCCATGGTATTACCTTTTGGTACTTTTGCCATTGTGGCCGTTGCGGGCACGGTTCTTACGAGGTGATTCGAGAACCATACGGCCAGATTTAGTATGAGAAAGGTCTTTGCCTCCCTTACCCGCGATGCCTAGCTGTCTACGTTTTGTCCAACGAGCTTCGGAAGCTTTTTTGACAGCTGGCTTTTTGTTGTACTTACGCTGGTAGGCACGTCGTTTGGCCGCGCTGGCCGGCTTACGAGCGTAAAACTTTGATGTTCTGCTTTGTGCCATCTACTTATCAGTGAAGAATACTTTGTTTTCAAGCCGCTCAATTCGAGCTGTGCTAGTTCCCACTTTTTCAATGAGCACCTCTACGGATTTAGCAATGTTATGAAGAGTGACCATGTGCCAACCAAATAACCCTAGGGCTGCGCTAGCAAGAACATTGCGAATAATTTCTGTATTACCGGATCGTTCGTTGGACATCCTCTAGCTCCACTTCAGGTAAAGTAGCAAACAGTTCGGCCAGAGGAGATCCTGTCACAGGCAAGCCAGTAATGTTGTTCTTAGCTAACCAGTCGGCAGCAGCCTTCAGGTCTTGGGTCGTTGCGACACCAGATTTAATTCGATCGATGAGTTCAAGAGTGATAAGCCCGTGAAGCTCATTAAATTGATCTTCCGTGGCTCTATTCATTATGGCACCCACACAGGATGGTTACCAGAGCGCAGAATCTCTGCACGAACCCAGTAACCAGTTGTATCTGCCGTGTCAGGGCCATAGAATGCTGGATCGCCGCCAGCAGCTGCATAGAGCTTTGGTTTAGCACACCATTCAAATTGGGTTTCTGAGGACGCATGACGCCACAGAAGCCGACGATGCTCTACGTTCTGAGCATCCGTAAAACCAGTAGCAAAATCATCATAGGCGTAACCAGTAATGGTAGGCCACTGGTTTTGTTGTGGAAATGGATTGTTAGACATTAATCGTTACTATTCATCAAGTTGATCAGTTTTTGTGCATAGACCGGATCAGTGGCATAACCTTCAGACTTCAACAGAAGCGCACACTCTTCTCGCGTTGAAGCACGGTTGACACCTTGATAACCACGATAGTCTTTATACCACTGTGTCACCAGATGATTAACACAGTCGTAAGGCGTGGCAAAGTCTTGGAACTCGTCAACAATAGTCACAGGACCATTGCCGTAGTCTTCCCAAGTTGTTTTTTTAGTGCCAGGACCTTTGATACCAAAGTAATTATTTTTGCCACTCAGAGCGGAACCCCACGCGGATTCGAGCGCCCATTGAGCAGCAACGCATTCAGGGAACTTAGCGCCTGCAGCTGTTGCGGCTGCTTTGATTCCGTCCCAAGTGTTTTCAATTACGTCGGGGCTTGAGACGGACTCTGAGGCGGTGCTACGCCAGAGTTGGATCCACTCGGCGTCATCAGATAAAAGAGCAGGCTCCAGAGCGGACTCCAGAGCCTGGATGGCTTTCTTCTGATGATCTAGTCCTTTGTAGTGCTTGACTACATCCAGAAGAGAAATGGTCATGATTCAGAAGGAGGTAATTGCTTTTGAGCTTCTTCGGGGAACAGGCCGTTTTTGATAAATTCTACAGCCTTGTCATCCAAGGTATTGTCCGTGGCTTGGGCAATCTTGGACAGCACCTTAACAATCAGGCGCTTAACGTGAA